ACTGGGGTTTGTGGTAATATGATTCAATGTTTCTTCATTAAACTCAATGAATATACGGTTATTACTCTCGTCAGTATCTATTAATCTTGGAGTCCAGCTATAACCTTGTAATTTCTTAAGATACTTTAACTCTCGTTGATAAAAGAAATCCACTAACTCTTTGGATATACTATTATTATCTATTTGATATGAGTTCTTTTCATCATACCACATACACAATGTTTTCCCGTCATCACTAACATACGGTGTATATAGCATATTGGTAGCATTTTTAGTACCATCAATATAGTTAATCTTGTACAAATGTCTCCATTTCATAAAATCTATCATAATATTTCCAAACTAAATTCTGTGGGTATAATCTTTTTAAACTCAGATAAACAACTGTTTTCTATATCAAATATCACTTGTGTTATTAAAAAACTGAAATTATCAATTATACCCGTCTTATTTGCACGATTTAACCACCCGCTAATAACATCATCAAACTTATATCGGGCATCGTCACTATTCAATGTACTAGATGATAATTTTACAGTAATAGGATCTGTTAATCTATTATGTGTTAATAGTTTACGCACTACCAATTGAACCCTAACTTTTTCCCCAACGTTCATAGCAGTATGTCTGGTATTAGTATCTAACATGTACCATTTACAATCATTGTGATTACGATACATTGTTTCACTATCTAGGTCTATTAAGTAGTTAAAATCGCCAGTAATGTTTAAATGATATCTGTCATCAATGTCACTGTGACTTTGATAGCATTGTCCGGGTTTTAATAATATAACCCTAGCTTCCCCTATACTAAACGGCAAGGTGTTTAATATGTCATTCCATACAGTGTTTTTATACTCGTCACTAATCACCCAGGGGTCATAGAAGAATCTACCTGTACTTTTGTTTATAGTTGATTTGAATATGTCCCCGAAGTCAGACATTTTGGCAAGTTCTAGTTGAGATTCGGTGATACGATATGGGGTATTTAACAGCATTAAAATATTTAGTTATAGGGTTTATGTCTTAAATATTAATATGAATCGAATTAAAGTGGCACCAGAATACACAGAACAATACTTGGAAACTGAAAGACCACAACCATTAACTGACAGTTACTTGGAATTATTAACCAATAATGTACTGAGTGGGCAGTTTAAATCCGAGTATATTGAATATAGTGACTTTATAGTTGAGTGTAGCAATTATATTGAGAGTACCCAAATAAATATACTAACTGGATTAGATACGTTTAACCGTAAAGACATTATCATAGGCTGCACACAGTATATAGATAATCTTTATATGCAGGGTTTAGTACAAACGGTTGTTGGGGATTATAGATATCACAATCGTTTAGGGTTGAGTAATATTAAGACTGTGGGTAGTTTGATACCCACAATGCCATTAATAATAGCACTGCCCTTTCCTAGTACAGGGAATATACACATACACATGGAGGAAATTTTATATGAATGTATTAAAAAAGATATCCCGGTTCACATCGACGGGGCCTGGATTACTTGTTGTCGTAATATTGTTTTTGATTTTAGCCATCCATGTATCAAATCTGTTGGCATTAGCCTTAGCAAGGGTCTTGGTCTAGGCTGGAACCGTGTTGGGTTAAGATATAGTAGACAAACTACCCAGGATAGTGTTACAATAATGAACGATTTTAATATGAATAATCGTGCATTAATAACCATTGCCAAATACTTTATGGATAATGTTAGACCCGATTATCTATGGTGGAGGCATAATATTAACTATAATAGAGTCTGCAGGGATTTTAATTTAACTGAAACCAACAGTATATATCTAGCATTAAAAGATAATCAGCCTGTTGGAATCAGCCCATTATTGAGGTATTTAGAGAATGAATAGTTTTATCGTAGACAATTTAGAGATTCCATTTAATAGTGAATGGAGTCATATTGCAGTTAGTGTAAGCGGCGGCGCGGATAGCGCATTATTAGCATATCTATTGTGTAAACATATTAGTGATAACAATTTACCAATTGATGTAATGTTTATCAGTCATACTAGAATGTGGAAGACACGTCCCTGGCAGAAGTATAATAGCTTGGATGTGTATAGTTACTTTCTACGCAAATTTAAAAACATACACTTTTCCCGACATGAAAACTTTATTCCTCCTGCATTAGAATGGGGTAATACAGGGCCAGTATTAACTGACGAATATGGAAAGAATGTATCCGGTGATATCATAGAGATACAGAGTTTTGCAGAATTTGTCTGTTATTATGATAGTGTAGATGCTTATTATAATGGTGTCAGTCATAATCCTAGAGGTATTGATTTAGGTGGAATGACAAAGCGTGATGTAGAACCCACAGAAGATAATCAATATCTAAGATTAACTACACATATGAATAAAACTGTAGTGCATCCATTTAGATTTATTGAAAAAGACTGGATTATTTGTCAGTATAACAGATTAAATTTAACTGAATTGTTAAATAATACACGTAGTTGTGAGGGTGAGTTCCCCGATATTGATTATACAACATACACACCGGGGCAATATGTACCTATATGTAATGAATGTTTCTGGTGCAAAGAAAGGGCATGGGCCATTGAACAAGCAAAGTAAAACATTCTGTATGCATCCGTTTACCGGATTGGCTACACGTGAAGATGGGGCAATATTAGTATGTTGTCGCAGTCATCCTATCGGCGATATTACAAAGAATACACTAGAGGAAATATGGAATAATGACAACATGATACGTATTCGCCAACAAGTTACTAGTGATATACGTCCTAAAGAATGTGAACCCTGTTTCGTATTAGAAGATCAGGGTGTTGAAAGTCTTAGACAACGACATATTGCAGGTGTTATCCCCGAATCACGCATTACATTATATCCTAACGCATTAGACAGTTTGCGTGAAGATTATACAATGCCATTTGAAATCCCTACAATGGAAATCAAATTGAATAACTTATGTAATCTAAAATGTCGCATGTGTCATCCAATGGACAGCACAAGTTGGAATGATTGGAAAGAAGTAGAAGAATTCTATATTAAAGAGAATAACTATATGGTTCAAGCTATTAAAGATTTGAATCTATTACAAAAGCCCTACTTAGATAAGTTTGAAGATAATCCCAATTGGTGGGATAGTTTCGCTAAGATTATACCATATTTCCGTCGTGCAGAGTTTGCAGGGGGTGAGCCACTTATGGACCCGCAACATTATCGTATATTAGATATGTTAAGTGAATATGGATATCAGATTGAGATTAAGTACGCAACCAATTTAACTATGCTAGGTAAAGGACGTAGAAACATATATGAATACTGGCCTAAGTTTAAAAGCGTAGCATTAAATGTAAGTATTGATGGACATGGACCAAGCCATGAGTATATTCGCGGTAATAGTGATTATAAAGAATTGATACAAAATATTAAAGAAGTACAAAAGATACCCAATATTAATCGTATTGTGGGTGCAGTTGCTGTACAAGTTAGTAATGTACTTGTATTAGATAAAATGATTGAATATTTTTTGGATGAACTAGGTATTGTATTCTATACTAATATGGTTAAATACCCTAACGTATTAAGTATACAAACATTGCCACCGGAATTAAAAGAATTGGCTATCGAAAGACTAAAAAATGTCAAAGCCCGTGTTTCTGAATTCAAATATGTCAAAGAAAACCCTATACTGTTGAATATAACACTTAAACAAATTGTGGGTATTATTAACTTCATTAACGCAAATGATACATCACATTTATGGAGTGACTGTGTTGAGTTCAATCATAGATTAGATAAATCACGTAATCACTTATTGAGTTTTGAAGAAATAACCCCAGAGTTTAAACCTTATGTATAAAGTAACCAGTCGTTGGAATCACCAAGATACTATCAAAGTTGAATGGAACTTGGGTAAACGATGTAACTATGACTGTAGTTATTGCCCTAGCGAAATACATGATAACACTAGCCCGCATACTGATATTAACATATTAAAGAGTACGGTAGATAAACTATGTGAGTTACCTAAACCTGTACGACTAAGTTTAACTGGGGGCGAACCCTGTGTTCATCCAGACATAGAAGAATTATTGTTATATGTAAAACAAAAGGGTATTAAATGGCTAAGTGTTACTACTAATGGAACTAGGAAGGGTAGTTGGTATAAGCAAATGCCCGTAGACCAATATGTCATTAGCTTGCATTTTACTGAGGGTGATTGGCGTAAAGTATTAGATACTGTACATGATATTATATATGATAATGAACAAACTCCTAACATTGTGGTAAACGTAATGGCTCATCATAAAATGATGACTGAATGCAAAGAAGCAGTAGAGTTCTTAGAAACATTTAGTGTCCCATACGTTATTAGACGCATACGTTGGACAGAGGGTGACCATGATTTATTTGATGATATGAAGTATGACCAGAATGATTTAGACTGGATACTAAGTAAGACTGCTACAGTTAAACCCAATACATTTATACATCATCACGACATATACAATCCATTAACTGTTATACATGCTAATGATGTAATTAAGTTGCATTTAAACAAGTACAAGGGTTGGAAGTGTAATATAGGACTAGAAAGTCTAATGATTAACTGGGACGGTGTTGTGCATGGTGCCACATGCAGAGTGGGCGGAACCTTAGGCAATCTCTATACAGGAACATTCTCTATACCCACAGAGCCTGTGATATGTACACGTAATAATTGCACATGTGCGGCTGATATCCCTATTACTAAAATAATCAATGAACCTAGTAACAGTAACTTGCCTTAAAGATTTTAATCAAATGCGTTTGCAGGCTGAGAGTATACAACGATTCTTAGCACCCTGCACACATTATGTCATAGTTAATGATGAATACATAGATAAAAGACTATGGGCTACTATGCTTGCCCCCTATTATACTAAACACAAATTGATTTTATTGTTCCCCGATTGGTATATGTATGGTCACAGTAGTGGTATTCATTCAGGATGGATGAAGCATCAGGTACATAAATTGATTATATCAGAACAATTAACTGATGATTATATAGCATTAGATTCAAAGAACTTCTTTATTAAACACTGTAGCCTAGAAGATTGGCGAGACATTATTGGGTCTGGTAGAATTGAGAATAACAAAGAAGAATATGACAAATGGATTAGAGCAACAAAACTATATAGTGAGTATTTTAACTTTGATTTTTTAGAACAACATCATATGTTATGTTCAGAAACACCGTTTGTTTTTAAAGTTGATGTATTAGCTAAAATACCTAATATGCAACAAGTTTTTACTGACTATTATTGGAACAATGGAACAGGGAATGAATGTATATTGTATTCGTATTTGATACGTGACCAATTGCCTGAATTACTATTGCCACCTAAGCATTTAACTTGGTGGAGATGTAATGAACCTATAACAAATAAAGAGTTAATTGATATAGGCTCTAATAATCAAATACTTGTATTTGGAATACATAGAGAATTTATACAACAAGCCGATACACATTCAATAGCACTATTAAATGAATGGCTCAACTCATTAGGTTTACTTACTCAAATATGTGACTAAGTTCGGGAAAGACACTTTTAACATCTGTCTTTCTGATATTATCTAAGTTATTCACATACTCAACAAAGTCCGGCAGTAGATTACTGTGGTCTTCCGCTGTTACGAAATTTAAGATACCCTGCCAACGCTTCCATCCATATGGGTTTACATGCCAAAAATTTTCGTCTTGTGTGTAATTGTTCCATAACCATTCTTTAAAGTTTTCAAAGTCTTTTACTAACTGTAGTTTATCCTCTTTGGGCAATAGTCTTGCGCTTAAGAATGTAGGGATATATAGTAAATGTAAGTTAATGATACCACCACCTGCTTGATAGTCATCAATGGTAAACTTATTAATACGTTTGTATCCTTTGCTTAGTTTCCATTTAGCAAAGTCTATAATATGTTTGATATTGAATATCTGTACTGCACATGCAATATTGCAATGTATGTTATCGGGCGCATTGTCTAGTAAATCTAATGCTTTCTCAATGTCACTCCAATCAGTTGGGAATCGTATATAACCATTGCGTGTATCATATGCATCAATACTAAAAGCAAAGCGCACACGTTTAAACTGACTCCACACATTGATTATATCTTCATTAACGAATATACCATTGCTGTTATAACGTAAACTAATCTTGTGTGCATACCCACGCTTAACAATTTCATCTAAGAATCTACGATGTTCTTTAATCATTAGTGGTTCGCCACCAGCAAAGTATAGTTGTGTAATGTTAGGAATCTGTTCAAATACTTCTTCCCAAAACTCTGGGCGCTCGTACCAATAGTTGTTAAAGTCTTTGCTATCCCATTCAATCTGACTGAATACTACATTGCTTTTAGTTACTTTGATTATCTTTTTGTAGTCACTAACCCATCCGCTACTATCATGTGGGCTACACATAACACACTTGAGATTGCAGGTATGTCCTAATCTTAAATCAAAGTAACGAATAACTTCGGGTACATGTCCATCTTCAGTTGTATCTTTAATCAATTGGTCAAAGTCTAGTCCATCTTTGTTCCACTCATACATTTCCCATAATCGTTTACTGACTACGCCGTTACTTTCTTCTTCAAAGCATTTAGTACAACTTGCGGGTATCTTACCCTCTAACATAGTTGTGCGGACACTTCGCATATAGTCGTTGTTGAATGCGCTTAATACAGTTTCTTTGCCAAAGTTAGCGGGTACCCCGTCCTCTTTCTTAACTAAGCCAACTGTATGGTCTCCGGTATGTGCGCCACTAGCATTAGTCACACAACATAGTCTAGCATCACCGTTTGGTCGTGTAGCAACATGTAACCAGGGTAATGCACAGAATGTAGGGCTACCCGTTAGTTTTTCTATCTGTCTTTGTCCAGCACCCATTCTTGTTTCTTCGGGCTGAAACCAAAAATACTTACTCATTGAATGTATCCAATTCTAAAAATTGATCTCGGCATTGACTGATTTCAACTTCAGGGAATTTGCCACAGACTCTAGCACACATTAATATAGAGTTATCTTCAAAGCCTTCGTTCCAAACAGTTTGCCATTCGTTACTATCTACTATATCTTTTATACTATATTGATGTAAATCTAGTTTATCTATGCCACCAAATTTAGTCACTGCTGTGTTCAATGAATCTATGCTATCTTGCATGAAACCATATACTAGTTTATCCGGTGTTGAATGTTGATATGGCACACTGGCTAAGAAACAACATGGCCACAAATGTCCCTGTGCATCTATATAAATGCTTTTTTCTTCTTCTACCTGACATTTTATAGTAGCAGTCTTTATAACTTGTCTATAGTTCTCTACTGTTTTCCTATCGATAAATGCGATCTTTTGTTCGCCGGGAGGAAGTAATGTATGTGTTACATTACCATCTCTATCAAACACTTGAAACTCTCTGCTACCTATGAATCTGCTTGTTTGTTTCTCATGGAAACTTTCAAAGCCCAACTCTTTAGCCATAAATCTACATTCTTCCATTTGATGTTCATTGTGTTTGAATGTAATAAAGTTCCAACGGGCACGACCACCTGCACCTATAAAACTTTTTGCGTTTCTTATGATATGATTAAAGTTTGTACCTATGCGATATAAACTATGTGTATCTTCTAAGCCATCTATACCAAATAACACTAAATGATTTTTTGGTAATGTACGTGCAAGTTCATCCCACCAGTCAACATTTCTAGCACTGGCGTTAGTGTGTACGTGAATATCTATATCTGGATTTTGTTCAACTGTGTATCTAATGACGGGAATCAAATCATTATTCAATATAGGATCACCAAAGTTACCACAGAAAGATAATGACTTGATTTGTTGCAGAAACTCAGATGTGAATGTATTTTTATAAAAATCCAAATTCATATTGGATTCTATCAGTTTAGGATTGGGTAATCCACCGTGATTGTTTCTAGCACACATAGGACATGATGCTTGACACAATGTAGATAATTCTACATGAAGGCTAGTTATTTCATTATATTTGTACATTAAATTTTATTTCCAATAATCATGTGTCTAGTGTATAACGGTAGTCTTAAGCTACCACTATATAATTTCTTTATATGTGATTGTTCTTCAAACTCTTGTAGGGTATTGCTTGTTCTAACATGTTCGGGTATTTTATAGTCATTACTTTGCAACACAATTAGACTATCGTTTGGAACATTGTTAAGCCATGATTCATATTGTTCTTGTGTAATATGCTCACAACTAGTATTTATAACAACATCTCCTAAGATAGGAACAGTACACATATCACCTGTAATTGCTTTGAACCTACCATCTTGTTCTTCTATCTTATTCATCATGGTAGCAACATGTTCACATAATGGGTCAATGTCCACACTACAGATATATCTTGCAGGTATATTGCTTTGAAATATCATACTGGCTAGTACACCTACCCATCCACCGTGTATATCAATGGATGATCCAAATACTACATGTTCATCTAAGCAGTCTATTAGCCATTCTTTACTTTTAAGTTGTCCACTCCAAAATGCGTCTAGTGTACGCATTGGGCTATTACTTTCTCTTATAGCACACATCCAATAGTGTAAATGTTCAGTATCTATGTTCATAATTTTACTTTGGGTATCTTACTATCTGCACTACTAACACAGCTTGGGGTAGTACAGATTGTGGGCTTATCAAAAATAGTAAACCCTTCACTTAATGTTCCTAGTCGTTTATCATGGCAACTGTAACTACGCTTCACTTCATCTTCACGAATAACTATACCTTGATAGCCACTGTTGCACATCCATCCTTCAAACTTGTTAAACCCAAATGCATTGAATCGTTCAGCTTGGTCTAAATGCCAAACTTTGTTTTCATCATCTATAAGTTTAACTTGCAATAATTCTTCTTCACGTACATGTTGTGGGAATCCTGTACGCATTAATTGTATCATATCCTCACTATACCCGTCAACTACTTTACTAGCAGTTGGGTCACTTTGTGGTTTTAATGTTACATTGATTCCTCGGTCATGGAACCGTTTACACCTATCATATAATTGGTCAAACTGTTCGGGTACCATAACTTGATTAACTGTTACAAACACATTGTTTTGATTTAAGAATAATATCTTGTCACCAAACTCTTTTTCATTTGCAAACTCATGGTGAAAGCTAGCAGTAATGCTACGGCGTCTACTGTGTTCAGTAGCCTTTAACCAACGTTCCCACCATTGAATACCTGGGCTTAAATTAGTAGTCATGTGGATACTATCGTACAGTACCTTTTCTGCCAACACCAAGAAATGTTTATATGCTGTGGGTTCACCACCACTGAAACTCCAATGAAACTTTGTATAGCCATTGTTACTAGCCTGCATTCTAATATTGTCCATTGCTCTAGTATAGATTTCTAATTCTTGGTGATCGGGTATTTGTGTGTTAGCATATGGCCAACAGTAACTACATTTGTAATTACAGAATCGTCCTAGTATCCAACTGATAGAGAATAGATTTTCGTCAAGCATAGTTGCTTGACCAAACTTAACTATTCGTTGCCAGGGTATGTTGTTGAAATTCGTCATATTTGTTTTGTAACCATTCGTAGTTGTTTATGTTGTGTAAGTCTTTTTGTTGTAGCCCATATTCTCTACCAGCTAATGCGCCCGCGTAACATTGATAGCCATACTTAGCATCTTCATTCAATGTACACCAAACATTTAATCTATGTTGTGTTTCAGTACTGTTTTGATTCTTAATAACTTCACTAGCCAGCTTACAACATTCTCTAAATGCTGTCCTGTATGTGCTATACGCATCAGTATTGAATTGATGTATGTTACTTAATATCATTACGGGTTCATAGTATTCGCTGATACTGGTAGTCATGTCTACATTGTCGGTTCTCATACGTAGTACACTAGTTCTGGGCAATAGTTTAATTCCACCGTGACCATACACCAATCCATTAATAGGGTTCTTAGCACGAAACACACGTACTTTAGGTTGTTCGTAAAATGGGATATCATATACAAAGTCAAAACCATCTACTAATACAGCGTCACCGTCTATTGCCCAAAAGTAATCTGTGTGACACATTTTTGCGGCTTGTATATGTGCATTGTGTATACCTTTATATCCTGATAGTAGTTTTGTTCTTGGGAACTTTTTTTTGATTCTATTATAGTTTTCTTCTGCATCTGGCTCATTGTTATGTATGAACACAATATCATATAGTGTGTTAGGTTCCGGGCTACGTTTAACACAAACGATTCTGTTTCTGTATTCTGTGCTATAATAATCTATCAGTATATCCTGTATTCTATAGTCAATAGTATTAAGTAGTTTCCCTAATCTATTACATTCGTTTTCATCTATTGTGAGACTATTGAATAAATTGTTTAGGTACTCAAAGTCATTAACCTTCTCAATATTAAAGTTCTTTTCAATTTTCATTAGATAGCAAGCATATCTAGCCCCATAGATACAATAGATACCGTTTTCAATATCTTGTCCTATATGCATCCATCTCCAAAGTCTATCATGGTTGCGCCAATCTAACTTGAGCATACTATATTTCTCCTCACCATCGTTGAGAAGTAGTTTTATTCCTTCACGGAAACCAGCACGAAATGCTTGCATTGGACTACCGTTGATAGCTATATTGCTACCCACAGTATTGATTTGCATATATTTTGTAAAGTCAAAGTCCACCCTTAGATTGACGTTAGTAGTATGTTCATGTGTTTGCATTGACTGTAATAATGAGATTGGCCAGACTTTTATGCCCCCGTTCCCATATACATTCCCATTGACTATATTGTATGCACTAAAACTCAATACTGTATCAGAAATGTCTTCCTTTACTATATCGTAACTGTTTTGGTAAAAATAGTCCTTTACAATATTGTCCCCATCGACTATAATAACGTTTGTTGCGAAATCTTTAACTAAGTTAGCAACGGCTTTGTGGGCACTATCACTACCCTTGACACCATGAATGCGTAATGCATTTGGGTTTATAGACAATAGATGTTTATAGTTTGATTCACAGTTGGGTTCGTCATAACTTAGGAACACAGTAGGATAATCATTGGGATTAAAAATCATACTGTATTTAAAGATTTACGACTTTTGTTTTAAATAAATTGGGTAAACTGAAGGTTGACGATAAGTCAATATTGATGTATACTTCACACATGAATTGAGAAAAGGCGCAAAAAAGCGACTTAAAAAAAGAAAATTGTAAACCAGGACTAAATAAAAGACTATGATGAATAAAACTTGTAACATGCTGAAACATATGGGACTTTGGACAATAGATTCCTTAGCCGCATTTGTACCAGCATATCCTTCAAGTATTCGCGGCACAGAGAATCAAAGAGTGACCCGGGGAACGGAATAACAAGTTAGCATCATAACAAATTATTTAACCCCTGGGAAACTAAAAAGTCCCAGGGGTTTCTGCTTATGTAGCTTAAAAACAACAAGGGAGTTTGACAGAAATTGAAAAAGGACTTAGAATACGGATCTTCTGACAAAATGAATTGGTTTAAGAATCATATTTTATCAGAGGAACAAAGAAAAAAGTTGATTGAGGACAAAGTAAAACGTGTTCTTACTCAACTAGAGTTAGAAAAGAAAACGAAAGTTTCCTTGAAGTAAACTCAAAGTGGTAAGAGAAACGAGGTCTCACTACACACTTTAAACAGTAGTAAACGGGCGGACAGTATACATGAAATTCATGGCGACAACGTGAAAAGTAAGACTACTGGTTAGGGTATCGACCCTAACATAGCATCGAAAGATGCTATTCTAAAACACACTATTGAGTAAGTGACTTGGCTGACGCCGATATCGACCGCCCGATAAGTGTGTTTTAGAATAGCATATGTGCGAGGAAAATAACTCCCCGTGACGGAGGAAAGTACGCACTTGTTTATGTTGGCGTGTAGTGTAATGGTAACACCACAGACTTTGACTCTGTTATTCTAGGTTCGAGCCCTAGCACGCCTGCCAGTTTTAGGCTACGTTCAGCAACGTCATTTATGACACGTTGGTTCGATTCCAACATTTGCCGATTCGGCAGATTCGCTCAATGGTAGAGCAAAGGCTTACAAGCCTTC